TAATACTGGAGTTGCTCAGGCATTCTAACTTATTATTCATACAGGGAGGCTTCGGTCTCCCTTTTTTATTATCAAATTTTATGGCTACCACAACAATTGATCTCGATACCGAACTATCCGCAGTAAACTCAATCTTGGGTAGCATAGGTCAATCACCAGTAACAGAATTAAATTATACAAATCCAGAGATAAGTTTTATATATAATTTATTAAGGGATTCTAATGTTGATGTACAAAATGAAGGATGGCATTTTAATACAGAAAAACATATACACCTTACACCAGATGCTAATGGTAAAGTAGAGATAGCTAGTGACATACTCAAAATGGATATGTCAGATGGCTGGAGTAAAAGAAAATACGATGTAGTAAGAAGGGGAGGGTATTTATATGATAAGTTTGATCACACAGATGATTGGTCTACTCATACAGAGGTAGTATTAGATGTAGTTAAACTATTCACATTTGCTGATCTACCTGAAGTATTCAAAAGATATATAATATATAGAGCTAGTCGTATGGCAGCTACACAATTAGTAGCTAATCCTCAACTAGTTAGTTTAATAGGACAACAAGAGATGCAAGCAAGAGCTGCATGTATGGAGTACGAATGCAATCAAGGTAATCATTCAATGTTTGGTTTCCCTGAAGATTCAAGCTATCAAACATATCAACCTTGGAGGAATTTATCAAGATAATGGCAGGTATTACACAAACTATTCCTAGTTATACTGGTGGTATTTCTGAACAATCTGATCAATTAAAAGCTCCAGGTCAAGTAGTAGAAACTGTTAATTCTATACCAGATTTAGTCAAAGGATTATATAAAAGACCTGGAGCTAAACGAGTAGGACCAGTAAATTCTGATGGTACAGATGCTACAGATCACATGTATTATAACATGGCTCTGATTGGTGTACAATCTACTGGATCTTTTTTCAATTACTATAGAGATGAAACTGAAGGTGCTTATATAGGACAGATAGCAACTGATGGTACGCCTAGAATATGGAGCTGTAAAGATGCACAAGCTAAAACTGTTCATTTTGGAGCACAACCTTGGGCAACTAATACAGCTTATGATTTAGATGAATTAGTACAAGCTGATAGTAAGATATATACATGTGTTATTGCAGGTACATCTGCTAATTCAGGTAGTGGTCCTAGTGGTACTGGTACTGCTATAGTAGATAACAGTGCTAAATGGGATTATGTTGAAACAGTAGCAGCTGCAACTACTTCTATTAAAAATTATTTATCAGCTAGTAATACAGAAGATGTACAAGCATTAACTATTAATGATACAACATTTTTAAATAATAGAGATACTCTTGTAACTACTACAGGTACTACTGATGCTAAACCTGATGAACATTTTGCTTACGTAGAACTATTAAGAACAGAGAACGGTAGACAGTATGGTTTAAATATATATTCTTCAGAAACTACTACTGCTTTAACTAGAGCTACTAGAATAAAAATTCTTTCTGATACTTTAGATGAAGGTTCAGGTTCAGGTCATTGTCCAGGTATAGGTACTCAAGTATTCAGTGTTAATGAATCTGGAGGTAATGGTAGTGGTATAGGTACTAATAATGGTAAAAATTTAACATTCCGTATTACAACACTAGGTCAACAAGGTCAAACAGATAGCTATGGTGATGATGATGGAGAAGTACCTACAGCTGCTTTTTCATGTTCATATAATAGGACTGTAACTTTATTACATGGTGGAGAAGGTTGGGTAAATGGAGACCAAGCTACAGTAACATTAACTCAAGCTAAAGAACCTACATATACTTATACTGTACAAGTAGAAGATTCTGAAAGTGTAGATATTAAAGGTACAGTTTCATCTACAGGTGATGGTATTATACGACCAGCTCCTACACCTTTTGATGCTGATACAGCAGTTACAGCTGATACTATATTAGGTAGTATAGAAGTTGAAATACCTTCAGCTATAAGCCATACAGTTATAGGTAATGGATTATACTTATCTTCTTCTAGTGCATTTAATGTAGAAGCAGTAGATCAGGATCTCATGAGAGTAATGGGTAGTGAGATAAACGATGTAACTAGATTACCTATTCAGTGTAAACATGGTGCTATCGTTAAAATAGCTAATACCAGAATGTCTGATGAAGATGATTACTATTTAAAATTTATTGGTGAAAATAATCTAAATGGTCCTGGTAGATGGCAAGAGTGTCCAAAGCCTGGTATAGTTAAAAGTTTTAATGCTGCAACTATGCCTCATATAATGCAAAGATTAGGTGATGGTAGCTTTGTAGTTAAAAAATATACATGGGCTGACCGTACAATAGGTGATGATACTACTAATGCTATACCTTCCTTTGTTGGTCAATCTATAAATAAAGTTATATTTTTTAGAAATAGATTAGCTTTTCTATCTGGTGAAAATATTAT